ATTTATTTTATTTTATTTTAATTTATTTTATTTTATTTTAATTTATTTTATTTTATTTTAATTTATTTTATTTTATTTTAATTTATTTTATAATTTTTTACATAAATGTTTGTTTTATTTAAGTTGCATATACAAGCGCCGCATTTCCTCCAATAAACTTTACCATATTCATTCTTTCTTCAATTAAATATAAATCAAAATTATAATCATAAATTCTCCATGTTGGTTTATTTATACCGATAATTTGTCCAGAATTTGGATCACAAATTGTAAGTACTTGTGCATATGGATCTATTGGGGGTGAAATTGTTGTAAATTCCAATTGTATATTAGTAAAACGACTCATATTAATAGCACCGGATGGTTGATAAACAAAAGGATTAGTATCTAAACAAAAATTATAACAATAAAGTCCTAAAGGTGCAAAACCAGAAGTTCGTACATATTTTTCTACAAAATTATAAACTTCACTAGGGAGAATATTTTCGCGATATTGTCCATCTAATGTAATACCAAGTGCAACTAATATATATTGTATATTTTGTGGATTATAAACACCAGTTATATATAAACCACTTAAAGTACCATCAGGATTAACCCCCGGACCTAAAGTAGAAGAAACAATTCCATTACTACTTGCAACAGTATTTGGATTAGGAACATCGCCAGATGTAAACCCCGGAATAACATCTTGTGGTAAATAATTATAAGGCCAATTAGTATAGTTAGACCATTGATTTCGTAAATTTACATCATTTCTCTGAAAATAAAACATCCAACTGATAATTAAACCAAGAGAAGTTAAATCTACTTTATTTTGTCCTGTAACATTATAATAAATAGATTCATAAACTTGTTTAATTAAATATTGTTGTTCATTTTTAGCAAACATTGTATTTTCATCATTTGAAAGAAAACCATAAGTACAATTTAAATTTATATCTGCATTCCATAATGTTCTAGTATCCGAATAAGATAATGGACCTAATACTTCATCTGGTGGTGTTTGTAAAAATCTATAAAATTGCATATAATATTGATTAAAATTAGGTGCAACAGTCGGAAAATTATTTGTATAATCCATTACATCACGAATTGTAAACCATTGGTTAATTGGTCTAAATGAAATACTAATTTGTAATTCATTATATTGAAGAGCAACTAATGGAAAAGATTGACTTGTTAATAATGAAAACCATGAACCTAAAGGAATAAATAAAGTTCGTCCAATGATTGAAGGTTGAGATCCTGCAGAACTTGTAGTATAATATGCATTTGGATAAGTATTAACACGAGTACCATAATTTCCGGGATCATTCAGTTCAGAAATATTTCCAATCATTTCATTAAATAATTGTAATTTTTGAAAAGAAAAATCTCTCTGAGCGGATGCTAAAATATATCTTCCAGAATATTCTTGTAATTTTTGGTTTCCACAATTAATAGTTATTTTAGATATAATTTGTGCACCTAAATTTTCAATCCATTTAAATTCATAAGGAGCCCAATTTGTATATCCAACAGAACCATCCGAATTTATAATTTGTGTTGGAGGCAAAATAGGACTCCAAATATTCGGTAAATTAATAGAAATATAACAATCCATAAGTAAATCTGCATATCTTTTAATTCGGAAAACAAAAGTTGATTCAGTAGTTAAATTCAGAGTTGGGGTTCCTTCATAATCAATTCTAAAATTTTGTTTACCAAAGTTAGTATATTTTTTATAAGTAGATTTCCAATAAGATTTTCGTGGATTACCGTTTAACATAACATTTTGTTGTCCTTCAGATACTAAATTCATTAGTCCGCCAGCCATTTTTTCTTATATAGTAATATAATAAGATAACTTTTTAGATTATAATAATACAAAAATTTAATATAATTTAATTAAAATATAAAAATAAAATATATATTAATATTTTTTTAAAAATTTTTTATGTTTATAATTTATGGAAATAGATAATTGGATTAATATTATTTATATTAATACTATTTCCATTGATATTAGTGAAACGGAATTTCAAGAGAATTTATTATCGTTAACATTTAATAATACAAAAAAAATTATTTCTCTGGAAACAATGTTTAAAACAATAATTTATATAGAAGAAAATGTTTTAATTAATTGTTTTTTTATAGTAGATTTATATTTTGATAGATTATATAAAAATAGTGAATTTAAAATGTATTTTAATAAAACATATAATATATTATTTGGAAAATGTAATGTAATGTCAGGGGTTTATGAAATATTAAAACAAGAAAATGAAAAATATTTTGAACAATTAAAAATATATCATAATGACGCATTATTTTTTATAAATGAATGTATAAAAGAAAAAATTAAATATATAGTTAAAAAACGTAAAGAAAGAATAGAAAATGGTTCTTACAATTATACAAATATATTAAAAGATATAGAAAACTTAATAGACAAATTCTCTTGTTAAATATTATAACATAATTGAAACCAATTTATAAGATAATACAATTATTTTCTCTCAAATTTATTATTCAAACATTTATTCAAATATTATTACATATTTAAGTTTAATACAAATTTTTATTAAGTTTTTGAGAGAATTAATTATATTATTATCATATAAAGTTATTAATTTTAATTAAAGATTTCTTTACTTTTTATATATCTTAGTATATATTAAGATATATTAAGATAAAATGTCATCAACATCATTTCTCTCAAAATTTAATTTTACAAATAATTTAAGTATTAAAGATATTAATGAAAATTTTCAGACTTTTATAATCTTCTTTATAATTTGTGTTATTTTGATTGTATTTATTTTATATGTTGTTTATTTAAAAAGATTAGAAAATTCTGAATGTTCTTATATGAATCAACTATATCCGTCTTTAAATGGTTATATTAAACCTTTAAATTCTAATAATCCTGATTGCAGTGGAAATTTATATGATTATTATATTAAAACAGCATATAACGCTTGTTCTGGTGGAAGTTATAAAAATGATTTTGTAGATATATGCAATTTAAAGGCTATAATAAAACAGGGGGTTCGTTGTCTTGATTTTGAAATTTATTCTGTTAATGATACTCCAATTGTTTCAACAAGTACAAAAAATGATTTTCATATAAAAGAGACATTTAATTCAGTAGATTTTTCTACAGTTATGCAAACAATTGAAAATTATGCATTTTCAACAGGCACAACACCTAATTCTACTGATCCATTAATAATTCATTTAAGAATTAAAAGTAATAATTCAATAATGTATTCAAATTTAGCAAATATATTTAAACAATATGAACATTTAATGTTAGGTAGTGAATATAGTTTTGAAAATTCTGGAAAAAATTTAGGAAGTGTTCCTTTACTTACTTTTCAAAATAAAATAATTTTAATAATTGATAGAACAAATACGACTTTTCTTCAGAATGAACAATTATTAGAATTTGTTAATTTAACAAGTAATTCTGTGTTTATGCGGAAGTATAATTTTTATGATATAAAGAATAATCCTGACACAAATGAATTAACCGAATTTGATAAAAGAGGAATGACAATTGTTCTTCCAGATATTGGCGAAAATCCACCAAATCCAAATGGTTTAATTTGTAGAGTTTATGGGTGTCAATTAATAGCAATGAGGTTTCAATATGTTGATAATTATTTAATGGAAAATAATACATTTTTTGATAATGGTGGATATGCTTTTATTTTAAAACCAATAGAATTACGATATCAGATTGTTTCCATACCAGCACCAATACAACAGAACGATGATTATTCTTATAAAACAAAAAATATACAAACCGATTACTATAATTTTAACTTTTAAAATATGAAAATTTTTATGTAATTTAAATTTATCTTTTATAAAAGATAAAATTGAAAAAAGTTTTTTAAAGTTTTTTAAAGTTCCTAATATTAATATTCTATTTTGTTTTTAAATAATATTTTTATATTAAATTAACTTAAAATATATTTAATTTTAATATAAATAAAAAATTAAATATATATATAAATTTAAAAAATGTGTAATTTTAAAGATTGTAAAATTCTACCAAGTTTTAATTATGAAAATGAAAAAAACGGTTTATATTGTGCAAAACATAAATTAGAAAATATGATTGATATTAAAAATAAAACTTGTAAAACAAATTTATGTTTTACACAAGTTTCAGATAAATATAATGGTTATTGTTTATATTGCTTTGTAAATTTATTTCCAGAAAAACCAATTCCACGTAATTATAAAACAAAAGAATTTACAGTTATTGAATATATAAAAAAACAATTTCCTAAATTAGATTGGAAAACTGATAAAAAAATACAAGATGGTTGTTCTAAAAGGAGACCTGATATATTATTAGATTTAGGATATCAAATATTAATTATTGAAATTGATGAAAATCAACATATAAATTATGATTGTTCTTGCGAAAATAAACGAGTTATGGAATTATCTCAAGACGTAAACCATCGTCCTATTGTGTTTATTCGTTTTAATCCAGACGAATATTTTATAAATAAAAGAAAAATAAATTCATGTTGGAATATAAATTCTAAAGGTTTTTGTATAATTAAAAAAGATAAAAATGAAGAATGGATTGAAAGATTAAATGTTTTAAGAGATACAATAAATTATTGGTTAAATTCTGAAAATTATACAAATAAAACAGTTGAAATTATTCAATTATTTTATGATAGTTAATATATTTAGAGTACAAATTAAAATAAAGTAAATTTGATAAAAAATGAAGTGTTATACTTTTAATATTTGTATATATAAAACAATACAAATATTAATGAAAAATCAATGCAACAAGTTATCGTTTGAAGAATGTGAATTATCTATATTAAGAATTGCAATTGATAACGCTGAAAAAAAAATCGGTAGAAGAGTTGTAAATTCTGAAGAAATAAAAAAAATAATAAATATTGTTGAAGTATTTATAAAAAAGAAAAATTTAATATGTTATGGAGGTACTGCAATAAATAATATTCTTCCAATAGAAGAACAATTTTATAATAAAGAAATAGAAATTCCAGATTATGATTTTTTTTCTGGGAATGCGCTAGATGACGTAAAAGAATTAGCAGACATTTATTATAATAATGATTTTACTGATGTAGAAGCAAAATCAGGACAACATCATGGAACCTATAAAGTATTTGTAAATTATATACCAATAGCAGATATAACACTTTTAGATAAGCAAATTTTAAATGCATTAAAAAAAGATGCAATAAGAGTTGGTGGAATATTATACGCACCTCCAAATTTTTTAAGAATGTCAATGTATTTAGAATTATCACGTCCAGACGGTGATACAAGTAGATGGGAAAAAGTTCTAAAAAGATTAATATTATTAAATAAAAATTATCCAATAACAGAATTGAATTGTGTAAATATAGATTTTCAAAGGGAAATGTCTTTAATTTCTAGAAAAAAAGAAAATTCAAAATATGAAATAAAAGAAAATGATATATATAATAATATACGTAATACTTTTATAAACCAAGGAGTAGTTTTTTTTGGAAGTTATGCAATTTCTTTATATTCAAAATATATGCCAAATTCAACACGTAAAAAAGTGCAAGAAATTGCAGATTTTGATGTATTATCAAATAATCCAAAAGATACATCAGATATTGTAAAAGAAAGATTAAAAGATATAAATATAAAAAATGTGAAAATTGTAAAACATAATAAAATAGGAGAAATAATACCAGAATGTTATGAAATAATAGTAAATACTGATACAATTGCATTTATATATAAACCGATAGCATGTCATAGTTATAATGTATATATGTTAAATGGTCAAAAGATAAAAATAGCAACAATAGATACAATGTTAAGTTTTTATTTAGCATTTTTATATGCAAATAAACCATACTACAATGAATTTTTAGAAAGAATTTTATGCATGACACAATTTTTATACAAAGTTCAACAAGAAAATCGTTTATCTCAAAAAGGATTATTAAAGAGATTTAGTACTACTTGTTATGGACATCAAGAAACAATTGAAGAAATAAGAGCAAATAAAGCAATAAAATACAAGGAATTAAAAGGAAAACCAAATTTTGATGAATGGTTTTTGAATTATAAACCAGAAGAATTAAATAAATCAAAAAATTTATCAAATAAATTAAAAACGAAAAAACATTTTTTTTCAAAAAATAATTTGAAAAAAAGAAAAACAAAGAAAAATAAGAATTTTCTTTATAAATTATTGTAATATTAGGTGAAATGGGCCGCGATAATTTCGGTGAGATGGAACGCGATGGGGACAATAGATGCAATAATTTCGGTGAGATGGAACGCAACGGAGATGCAATAATTTCGGTGAGATGGAACGCGATGGGGGGACAATAGATGCAATAATTTCGGT